GAGGACGGTAAGCAGATCTGCGGAAGTATAATGTACGCAGCCTGGGGCGGTGATGAGATGCACCGCTGGGCGGAGAGAACCTTAGAGAATATGGAAGAAGAAAAAAGCCTGCGCCACATTAAGAGCGTAGAAGAAACAGCTACCGAGATAATTATAACCTACGGCAAAGCTGAACCAATGGAAGAGGCCGGCTACGATAAAGAAGAAGAACGCGCGGAAGCAGGAGAGTTAAGCGTAGGCGACTTCGTAAGCTGGGACAGCTCCGGCGGTAGAAGCCAAGGCGTAGTAAGAGAGGTTACAACCGACGGCCAAATAGAAGCAGACAGCGGCTTTAAGGTAAACGGCACGGCAGAAGATCCAGCGGCGCTTATTAGCATCTATGAATACGATAGCGAAGAAAGCGCTTTTGTAGAGCGTAAGCCGCCTTTAAGAGTAGCGCACTTATTCAGCACCTTAACTAAGGTAGACGGAGCAGAGGTACGCAGCTTAAGCGAGGTAGTAGAGCAGAGAGCTTACGACGGGGAAATAAAAGCAGCTGCGGAAAGCCGCACAGTAGAAGGCTACGCCAGCGTCTTTAATTCAATGAGTGAGGACTTAGGCGGCTTTCGTGAGATCATATTACCGGGAGCTTTTAGTAACGTGCTAGATAACGACGTAAGAGCGTTATATAACCACGATAGTAACTATTTACTAGCCCGCACAACTTCGGGAACCCTAGAGCTTAAGGAAGACGAGAAAGGGCTTTATTACCGTTTTGAGATGCCTAACACCTCTTACGGTAACGATATGCTAGAGCTATTTAGACGCGGAGACTTAACCCAGTCTAGCTTCGGCTTTACAGTAGAAAAGGATAGCTGGCGTATGGAAGACGGCCAGCAAGTAAGATATATAGAGAGGGTAGGCTCTTTATTCGACGTATCTCCGGTAGTTTTTCCGGCGTACTCACAAGCCTCTAGCGGACTACGCAGCGCAGAGCCTAACGGCGAAAGCGAAGCGGAGGTAGCAAGAGAGACCCCTACCGAGGAATTGAACTATAATATTTATAATGCATTAATTAAACTAGCTAAAGATGAATGCTAAACAAATGATGGAGAAGCGCTCGGCGTTGAGCGCTCAAATGGAGGGTATCGTAAAAGCTGCGGAAGCGGAAGAGCGTAACTTATCTAACGAGGAAATGGCGAAATTTGACGCCTTAGACAATGAAGTAAAAGAGCTCCGCTCTTCTGCTGCTCGTATCGAGCGTGCGGAAGAATTGAAGAAAGAAATGGCTGCTAAAGCTGAGGTACGTGATAACGCACCTGCTGCTAAAGTAGAAGCTCGCGACGCGTTTAACGCTTACTTACGTAAGGGGATGAACGGTATTAATTCGGCAGAGGCTCGCGCACTTGCAGAATTACGCGGTACTGATACGCAGATTACAACTAACGACGGTTTAGGTGGTTTCTTGGTACCGGAAAACTGGAGCGACTTCGTTTCAGCTACCGAGTTATTCAAGTCGGACATCGAGCAAGTAGCTACAGTTATCCGCACGGCTAACGGTCAGCACTTCAATTTACCTGCCAACGATGACACGGCCGTAGTCGCCGCTATCTTAGGGGAGGGCACAGCTGAGAGCGTATCGGATATGACCTTTACTAATGTGAAGTTCGAGCCTTACACTTACTCTTCTAAAATTGTAAAAGTATCTAACCAGTTAATTAGCGATAACGCTTTTGATTTGGGTAGCTTCGTAGGTGGCCAATTGGCTAACCGTTTAAAGCGTGGTATTAACGCGCACCTTACTACTGGAGACGCTTCTAGCAAGCCACAAGGTATCGTAACTGGATCTACTTTAGGTGTTACGGCAGCCTCAGCTACAGCGGTAACAATTAACGAGGTAATGTCTTTATTTTATCAAGTAGATGCTTCTTACCGCAACGCTCCAGGCGCTGCGTGGATGATGAATTCTGCAACCGCCAAAGCTATTAGAGTCCTAGGTTTCGGGAGCTCAAACGATTTTCCCGCCTATGTGCCGGGAATGAGCGTAGGCGAGCCGGATATGCTTTTCGGTAAGCCGGTATACATTAACGAAGATATGGACGGTATCGCTACTGGTAACAAGTCTATTATTTTCGGTGATCTTAAGCAGTACTACGTTCACGAAGCTGGCGGCGTACAGTTACTAAGACTTTCTGAGCGTTTCGCTGATGCATTGTCAACGGGCTACATCGCCTACCGCCGTGTTGACGGTAACGTATTGCAAGGTTCAGCTATTAAGCACTTAGTACAAGCGTAAGCTTAGGCAGCTAATGAAGGTTATATTTAACCAAGCTATAGCAGGGGCAGACTTCTACTACACCTCCGGGCAAGTAGTAGAGCTGCCCTCTGCAGCTGCTGCTGAGTTTTTAAATGCGGGCTTCTGCGAAGTAGTAGAGGAGAAGCCGGCAGTAAAAGCCGAAAGAGCAGTAAGTAAGAAAAGCACTAAAAGAAATACTAGAGCTAAGTAATGAGCTACACGATAATTACCCCAGCAACTTTAAAAGCTTTAACCGTACAAGAGGTTAAGGATTATTTGCGCGTAGATAGCGACGCAGAGGACACCCTGCTAGGGGTTCTTATTGACGCGGCTACACAAATGGCCGAGAGTTACTTAGGAAGGTTTCTTTTAACTACCGTTATAGAGGAGTTCTACGATTTTTTCCCCGTGTATAAAACGGGCGTAGATCCTTTCCGCGGAGATCGTAATATAATTTATTTAAGTAGAGGGCCAGTACAAAGCTTAGCGAGCGTTAAATACATCGACGGCAACGGCGACGAAATTACCGTAAACGCTAGCGACTACCGTACGGACTTAGTAAGTGAGCCTAGCCGCATCTTCCCGGAGTACGGCTGGTACGGTACTAAGGACACGGTAAACGCTGTTATAGTTCGTTATACTTGTGGTTATACTCAAGCCTCGGACGTACCGGCAAATATAAAAATGGCTATGCTTTTAATGATTGGCGAAATGTACGAGAAGAGAGTAGACAGCGTACACCGCCTACCTACAGCTTCCGAATACTTACTTAACCCTTATAGAGTCTTCCGCTTTGATTGATCCGGGTAAACTAGATAGAAGGATTACCCTACAAAGTGCTAGCGTAAGTACGGACGGCTTCGGCCAGGCCGTACGAACGTACAGCACCTTAGCGCAGGTATGGGCTAAAGTAGATTATAGAGGAACCCCTAAAGAGGGGGAAGACACCGAGAAGCTAACGAGCTTAAATAAGGTACGCTTTACAATACGCTACCGCAGCGACGTAGACGCCACAGTAAAGATAAGCTGGGGCGGTAAGACTTACGAGATTGAAGGCGTAAGCTTAGAGGGTAGAGAGCGCTACCTTATTGTAGATACTGTACTAAGGGACTGATGAAAAGCGGCGTATACTTTGAGGTAGAAGGTTTAGAGAAAGCTTTAACAAAGCTAAAGGCTTTAGAGGATATAGACCGTAAAAAGGCTAGGCAGTTTAAGGCAGGAATTAAAAAAGCCGCTAAGCCTTTAGTAAAAGCTGTAAAGGGATCTATTCACAATTCCGATAAAAAAACAGCTACTACTAGAACGGTAAAGAAGAAAAGCAAAGAAAGCACAGTAACTAATAAAAGCGGTAACCTTAGAAGGTCTATAGCTTTTATACCTTCTAAAAAGAAGGGAGCGCTTTTAGGTTACGTAGGTGCAAGGTTCGGTAAGAAAGCAGGTAAGACCTTCGACGGGTATTACGCAGCTATAGTAAACTACGGACTTAAAAGAGGTAAGGCTAAGGCCGAGCCAACGGAAAAACGTAACATAGATTACGCAGAAAAAGGCTACGCTAAAGCAGTAGCGCAAACACAAGCGCAGCTATTTAGAGAGGTGCAAAAAATACTAAAGCAGAGCTTATACCAGCTTACTAGATAATGACGGAAGGAAAAGCTATATACACAATCCTAACTAGCGACAGCGACGTAAACGCTATCGTAGGTACTCGCGTTTACCCGCAGATAGCAGCGCAGGGCGCAGGCTTCCCTTTTATAGTATATGTGCTACAAGATACAAGCCCTAGCGATACTAAGAGCGGGGTAAGTACTTTAGACGAGGTACGCTACGATATTGTAGTAGCTAGCGAAACTTACGCAGAGGCTAGCGATTTAACTAATAAAATACGAACCGCTCTAGATCGTTACACCGGAACGGTAGCGGGTGTAGTTATTGACTCTATACAGTTTATAGACTTAGACGCCGATAACGACCCAGGTACCGAGACTTACGTAACGAGCTCGGAGTATATAATAAGAGTTAAGCGATGAAAATAACACTAACGAAAAACGTAACCCTTCCAAGTGGCAAGAAGCTAAAGAAAGGTACTAACTTTGGAGTAGTAAACGAATACGGCCTAGAGCTTATAGAAGCTGGTAAGGCTGTAGAATTTGGGGCTGAGGCCCCCGTAATAATTGAAGAACAACTAAATAATCTAGATTAAAAATGGCAACTACCGGAATTATGAACGGAACCCTTTTAGGGGTTTATGCAGGCGCTACTCTAATAGCTCACGCTACTGAGGGCTCTATTTCTCTCTCTATGGACACGAGAGACGCAACAACTAAAGACTCTAGCGCTACTCGCGATTTATTAGAGGCTACTAAATCGGGTACTATTTCAGTATCTGCACTTTACGCTGAAGATGCGGCTTACGGCGTAGATGATCTTATGACAGCTTGGAGCGGACGCTCACAGCTCACAGTAAAATTTTCTACCGAAGTATCGGGCGACCACTACTGGGAAGCTTCAGCTTACGTAACTTCTTTAGAGGTTTCTAGCGGTATGGAGGATAACGTAACGTACTCGGCTACATTCGAGCTTACGGGAGCTATTACCTACTCTACAGTAGCGTAATAAACACTAACACAAACACTTAAAGCAAATGGTTAAACACGTAGAAATAGGAGGAGTAAGCAGGCCGGTTAAATTCGGTTTCGCTGCGCTTATGGAATTTACCGAAGAGAACGGCTATACTATGGCCGACTTAGATAAACTAGGCGAGAATATGAAACTTAAGGACGCGCTCTTTTTAGTGTGGTGCGGATTGAAGCACGGCGCTAGAGTAGAAAAGCAACCTTATAAACATACGATCGAAGATATAGCGGACTGGCTAGACGAAAAGCCCGAAGCTATGGAGCAGGTATTAAATGTGTTTAGCTCTAGCTTTAATTCCTCGGAAGAGGAAAAAAAGTAAACGGGGCGCCGGGTGAAGGCCCGGCAGCCCCTTTAACTTTTGACTATTACCAGGAGCTAGCTTTAGGGCAGCTTAGCTGGACGCCGGCGACCTTCTACGAAGCGACGCCTAGAGAGTTAGAGAACGCCCTTAAGGGCTTCTTTAATTTATACGAAGTAGGCCAGCAGCAAAGCTGGGAGCGTGAGAGGTGGAGTACTACGGTACTAGTAAACCTACAGCTACCAAAAAACAAAAAGGTAAAAGCTACGGACTTAGTCCGCTTCCCTTGGGAAAATAAACACAAAGCCGCAAAGCTAAACAAACAAGAAGCTAAAGCAATTCTAAGCAGATGGCAAAAAGGACAATAGCAAGTACTAACATTAGCATAGGTGCAAACCTTAGCGGCCTCCAGCGAGGCCTTAAAATTGCACAGCGTAGCCTCCGTAAGTTCGGAGGGCAGGCTAAGCGTATAGGTAGTAATATTACTAGTAGTGTTACTCTACCTTTCGCTGCTGCGGGCGCAGCTGGTGTTAAGATGGCTACCGACCTAGAAGGCAGCTTTAGCAAAATAGAGAACCTCGTAGGTATTACGGGTAAAGCTTTAGACGATTTTAAAAGCTCAGTAAAAGGCGTAAGCGCTCAAACTGGTAAGAGCCAGCAGGAGCTAAGCGAGGCACTCTTTACGGTAGCCTCCGCAGGTCTTCGCGGCGCTGAAGCTACGGAAGTTTTAGAGCGATCCGCGAAAGCCTCAGCTATTGGCTTAGGAGATACGCAACAAATAGCGCAAGCCCTTACCGGGGTTATGCAAGCTTACAGCGCTAGCGGAATGACGGCAGCGCAAGCGACCGACACTTTAACCGCTATCGTAAGAGAAGGTAACCTAGAGGCGGAAGCTTTAGCTCCTACCCTTGGTAGGGTAGTAGGTATAGCTTCCCAGCTTGGCGTAAGCTTTGAAGAGGTAGGCGCTAATATCGCAACCTTTACCCGTTTAGGTGTACCGGCAGAAGAAGCCGTAGTAGGTCTACGGGGTATTATGGCTAGCTTCTTAAAGCCTACAGCTGACGCTAAAAACGCTTTAGCTACTCTAGGAATGACTGCGGAAGACCTCCGTAACCAAGTAAGCGAGGAAGGCTTACAAGCTACCCTAGCTAATTTAATGACAGCCTTTGAGGGTAACGACGAGGCACTTACTAGCGTCTTCGGGAACGTCCGCGCGCTATCTGCTGTACTCGGTACAGCTGGAGCGCAGGGCGAGACCTACGCCGCTGTACTGGATAACATTAGTAACAGTACTGGTATAGTAGACGAGGGCTTCGAGAATGTAAGCCAAACGTCGGGCTTTAAATTCCAGCAAACCTTAAACAGTTTACGTAACGCAGGTATAGAGCTAGGAGCTGCTTTACTTCCAATGGTTACAAAAATAGCCGAGTTTATAACGAAAGCTATAAACAGCTTTAGAGATCTTAGCACCGAGACAAAAACGACTATACTAACCCTAACTGCAATAGTAGCGGCAAGCGGCCCTATTATGAGCGGTATAGGTTTTATAGCTACAGCTATAGGCGCACTACTTAGCCCGGTAGGGTTAATTATAGTAGGTATCGCCGGGGCTGGTTTTGCTATGTATAAATTTTGGGATCAAGTAAGGCCCATTTTAGTAGGAGTAATAAACTACTTTATAGACCTCTATAACGAGAGCACTATTTTTAGGGTAGCTATACAAGGCGTTATTTTCGCCTTTAAAGCGCTTTGGACTATTGGCTCTGCTATATTCGGAGCGTTTACTACACAGCTAAAAGCTATAGGTAAAATACTTATAGGAGCGTTTACCTTTAATAGGTCTCTAGTAGAAGAAGGTTTAAACGATATTAAAGAGGTTTCCCTTGACGCTGTACAAGATATAGTAAAAGGAATAAAAGAGGACTTTAACGAGGGCTTCGAGGAAGCATTTACCCCTAAAGACAAAATAGAGCTAGTAACCGAGGAAGGACTGCAGCAGGGTATCGATGATATGATAGCCCCTATGATGAAAGCCTGGGAAGTAGCTAAATCTTTTTTTACTTTCAAAGGATTTACCCCGCCTAGCACGGGTAACGACGACGGTACCGGTAATGGTACTGGCGGTAATAGCGACCCCGACCCTAACGGAGAAACCGAGAAGAAGCTAAGTAAATTAGGTTTAGCTTGGGGACAATACAGCACTCAAGTAAAAGCGCAAAGCGAGGCAATGGCGCAAGCTATTACCGGTATGGTAGACAACGTACTAGCTGAGGGTATAATGAGACTAGGAGAAGGCCTAGTAACGGGTAAAGCTTCCTTTGAAGATTTTGGCTTATTCTTATTATCAACCTTTGCTAGCACTGCGGAGCAGCTCGGTAAGCTCGCTATAAGCGTAGGTTTTGCTGTAGAGGGTATTAAGAAAGCCCTAGAAACTTTAAATCCTGGAGTAGCTATAGCTGCGGGTATTGGTCTCTTAGCTTTAGCAGGAGCCGCTCGCGGTAGAATGAAGCAAATAGCAGCAGGTAAAGAGCAGGTAAAACTAGCTAAAGGAGGTCTAGCTTACGGCGAAACTTTAGCAGTAGTAGGGGATAACCCTAACGCTAGAATGGATCCGGAAGTAATAGCCCCACTATCTAAGCTTAAGAATATGATAGGCGGCGCCGGTGGCGGTACCGTAACGGTAGTAGGTAAGCTATCCGGCCAGGACATCCTCTTAAGCACCGAGAAAGCAGGAAGAACACGAAGCAGATATAGAGGTTTTTAAATATGGGGTTACGGTTATATAGTGAATTTCACAGCTCAACAAATAAGCTTTTTAAGGTAGAGATTTACGACAGTAGCTACGGGGGTACAGCGCAGGACTTCGTAGTAGCTAGCGACGGTTTTAACTTAAATTACAGCGGAGAAACCGACGATATAGTAAGCCCTATTATAAGCTCTAACTGTACGGTAAGCGCTTATAACGAAGATGCTTTTTTTGACAACTTTATAACCGATCTTAAGCAATACCAGGAGAAGCGCTTTACGCTTCGCGTATTACTTCACAACGGCACCAACTACGCGCACTACTGGGCAGGCGTTATAATGCAGGACTTAGTAACGGTAGAAGATACGCATAAGCCCTACGTCTTTAGTATTACAGCAGTAGACGGTATAGGTAGCTTAGCTAATATACCTTACGAAAGCGTAGATAACGTAACTATAGAAAGCTTTATAGAGAGTGCTGTAGGAGCTATAGGCTTAGATGAATTATATTTAAGTAACGATAATTTTTACTCAACCGTAGTAAATATTTGGGACACTCAGCAAACCTATAGCGCTACTACTGACGTAACCACATTAACGCGCTTTAGCGCCTTGGTGTATTCCGAAAAGCAGGAAGACGGTACAGTAACTTACTCTAATTATTTAGAGATCTTAAAAGAGCTTTGTATAGCTTTTGGCGCTAGGTTCTACCAAAAGGACGGCGTATTTACTTTCGAGCAATACCTAGAAAGGGCAGAAGATGAACGCATAGTATACACCTACTTATTTGACGGAAGCCTAGACTCTACAGCTACAGTAAACGACGACGTAACCCTCGACGGTACAACCGGAGGAGGGGCACGTCTAGCGGGTAACCAGTTTAACTTCTTACCAGCATTAAAAAAAGTGCAGGTTTCTTTTAACCAAGAGAGGATAAATAATTTACTAGCCACAAATTTAACTTTTTTACCTTCTACCGGTAGGCAGGATTTAGGCTTTATAAACGACGACAATAACGGAAGGCTTCAAATAATAGGAGACCTAATTTACCAGCTTACGCACAACGGTACACCGGGAACTATAGCCCTAGAATTTTGGCGGCCTATTTGGGAAGTAGAGGTAAGGGTAGAAGATGTACTTAATCCCGGAACCTTTTACTATTTAAAGAGAGACTGGCAGCCGGGTTTAACGGGTGCCCAACTATACGGCCCTACAACTTGGACAACTACACCTAGCTTTTACCATATAGACGGCGATATAGGAATTAATGAGGCGAGCGGTTTATACCTATCTACTGCCGTAGCTATTGTAACCCCTCCGCTACCGGTGGCAGGAGACGCTACGCTAGACGTTAATTTCCAAAACGTATACGATAGCACCGGCTCAGTTCAAACGGTGCCAGCTTATTTTACCGAGATAGTACAAAGCAAAAACTTTAGAGCTTTATTCTTAAACGACAATGGATCTACTAGCGAGGTTACAGTTTACAGCGCTACGAATACGGACGCTAATATAAACAGTAACCTTATTCTAGATTTAGGCGAGCTAAGGGTAAGCGACTCTACCGGCTTGCAGGGTAGCTTTTATGTATACGACGGCAGTAACTGGGTAGCTTCTACGCAATGGCGTAGAGGTAATACCGGTAGCTATACGAGCTTACTGAAGCTTTTAACTAATGAAGTGCTAAGCTTACATAAGAAGCCTATAGAACGCTATAGCGGTACTATTGTAGGCCCTTACTCTTTTGGTATACGCTACGAATTTGATGGCAGCTACTGGCTTCCTATGCAGGGCAGCTATAACGCTAACTTAGACGAGTGGAGTAGCGAATGGTTTAAAATAGCAAAAGACGCTACCGATATTACGGTAGATAACCCGGTCGGTACTGGAGGAGGTGCTGACTTTGTAGCTAGGGTAAGCAGCCAGCAAGGCACCGACGAAATTATAAACGCTGTAACGGTTAATACAACTACTAGCGCGGTAACCGGTAACCAAACGATAGGCGGTACGCTAGGGGTTACGGGTAACAGTACTTTAGCTACTACGAGCGTAGGGGAATTTACTACTACCGATAGAGTGAACGTAACTATAAACGAGGTTACGGGTAACCCAGGAGGCAGCGAAAGCATAAGCGCTAGGGATCATTTTAATTTTATAAGCTACAGCGGGGGTACCGGTAACTATACTATAAATCTACCTTCAGCGGAGACCGGCGTAATAATGCGCTTTAAGACCGACGACACTATAGTAGCGAACAAGACTATAACGCTCCAGCCTCAAGCTGGGGAGCGTATAGACGCCGAGAGCACTTACTCTATGGATCGCAGCTACGACGGTATTACCTTACTAGGTAAGGACAGTAACTGGTATATAATACAAAAGAAAGAGAAGTAAAAAAAATAGTCCAACTTTAATAAAAATAAAACGAATGAAAAAAGCTCAATTCTTTTACCTGCTACGCAGAGGCTTTTTTGCAGGAGGGGGCGGCGAATGGTCAACCCTTGTAAATGCTTTTAAGACGCGGGTAATAGCTGACGGCGGAACCTTAGAAAGCGAGAGCTGTATAAGGGACGACGTTAAGTACTTGATCCAAAACCCCGAACCCGTAGCATTCACGGGACTGCTCAACGATTATTCGGGAGCGGCTGCGGCTTACTCTTTACGCTTATTGGATAACACCTACACGGGCGATGCAATCGTAGTTCGTAGAGCATCGGATAACACAACGCAATCAATCGGATTCGTAAACAACGAGTTAGATACAACAAGCCTTGAAAGTTTCTGTAGCGGTACGGATGGGTTCGTTGCGACTTGGTACGACCAAAGTGGTAGCGGGAATGATGCGGCTCAAGTGGATGCGGCAAGTCAACCGAAGATTGTGAGTGGGGGAACATCTCTTGGCTATATTGAAAACCTAACAAGTGCGAGTAATCAAATTTTGCAATCTTCATTTTCTTACACTTCTGGTTCGGCCTTTTCTGCATTTATGGTAGTTCAAAACTTTGGTAAGGCAGTATTTGGAGGAACGGAAGTAGGTCCTTATTACGCAGTAGCTGAATCGGGGAGCGCAAATTCATTTAGTAATTTTTCAAGTATTTCTTATTACAACAATGGTTCTTCTATTGGTACAACAAGAGGTGACATTTACACTGCAACATCTTCATTTGCTGAACTAACAACTTTAGCAACTCCAGATTCCACAAGTGGAATGCGGCTTGGATATAGCTCCGCGGAATACAATTTTATAAGAATGAAAGAGTACATCATCTACGATAACCAAACCATAAGCAGAACGGGAGTTGAGAATAACATAATTACACACTACGGATTCTAATGGCATACTACACAAGCACAACAAGAAGCGAATTAGAAGCCTACAATACTTTAGTAGTTAATGGCGAGGGCTATGATGGCGTTTACACTACGGATTGGGCTACTATTATAGAACATCCAAACGGGAGCGACTACGCTATCTTAAAACACGATAGCTATACGGCTGAACTTACGGAAGAAGAAACATTGGGGAGCGAATGGTTCCCGCAAAACGATATTGAATAATGAGTTTTTTTGACGATGCATCATTAGCATTTTTACCAAGCGGCGCGGCTGGCAAGGACGGCAAAGCGTATAGCATTAAACCCACGGACGGCACGGGGGACTTTACATTTTCACGAGGTTCAAACCTTGCGGCTACCCGTGTAGGGGCGG